CCCTCCGGAAACGCCATTAGCATTTAATCCAGCGCCGCCCCCACCTCCGGTAGATGTGACAGAAGAAAAGACCGAATTACTACCATTAGTTCCGTCAGTATTTGCTGGCGCCGCTGTTGCTGCTCCTCCAGCTCCTACAGTAACTGTATAATTCGTGCCCGACGCAACAGAAAATCCAGAAGCAGTTTTATAACCACCTGCACCACCACCACCACCACCCCTAGACCCTGCGGATTTTGTCGCCCCTGAACCGCCGCCAGCAACAACCAAATAGGTAACGGATGTTGGTGCTAATTTTGAAACTACTGTAAAAAATGTATTTTTAGCGGCAAACATGATTAAGAGAAGTTTTGTTGAGCAGCACCATACCAATTTGTGCCATTGCTAAAAAATGAAATAACATCAAATCCAGTAGACGCAGTTGTTGTAATCGTGGGTGCAGTACCGCCCGGCCATTTAACACCAGTAAATGTAGCAGTGCGACCGCCCGTAGAATCCTGCGTAATCATCAAAATAAACGATTTACCAGCAGTCGCGGTCGGCATCGTGAAGGTGCAGTTACCCGTGAGCGTCACCGTTTGCACAGTGCCGTTGGTTAGCGATATTGTTTGAGTAGTTCCGCTATTACCAATCGCAACAACACCCTCAGTGTAGTTGTTGACCGTGGGGTTGGTAAGCGTCTTGTTGGTAAATGTTTCAGACCCAGCAAGCGTTGCTAACGTGCCGGTTGTCGGGAGCGTGACGCCAGTAGTCCCGCTTACCGTCAGCGTAGTCGCAAAATTACCACTAATTGTCAGGGTGCTTGCTGCGTTATTGGCTACACCAGTTCCCCCGTTTGCGGGACTTAGCGTTCCGGTAACGCCCGTAGACAATGGCAAACCAGTAGCGTTAGTAAGCGTGCCGCTGGAAGGCGTGCCGAGCGCGCCACCATTTACAACAAAAGCCCCCGCCGATCCAGTGTTAATACCGAGAGCAGTGACAACACCCGTTCCGGTGGTAATAGTAGAAGGCGCGGCGCCAGCACCGCCGCCGACCACGATAGCGTTAAGCGTAAGGGCGCCGGAAGATGCCAAAACACCGGTTGATGTAAAGGCTAGAACGCCGCCGCTTGTTCCGGCCGTAAGCCCGGTGCCGCCATTGGCTACCGGCAATGTGCCGGATACATGCGTAGTTAGCGCAATTTTCCCCCAGCTCGGGGCTACACCAACACCGCCCGATATGAGCGCGTTACCCGTAGCAACATCAGCCAATTTAGACAACGCCGTAGTCGTGCTGGCGTATAGAATATCCCCTATCGCATAGCTAGATTGACCAGTGCCGCCATTGGTAGCCGCCAATGTCCCGGTTACGCCCGTAGACAAAGGCAAACCGGTCGCGTTAGTCAAAGTGCCGCTGGACGGCGTGCCAAGCGCATCGCCATTAACAACAAATGCCCCGGCGGTGCCGGTATTAGTTCCGAGAGCTGTTGCAACACCCGTTCCAAGACCTGATACACCGGTAGATACCGGCAATCCCGTTGCGTTAGTCAAAGTGCCGCTGGTTGGGGTGCCTAACGCGCCTCCATTGACTACAAACGCGCCCGCGGTGCCGGTATTAACACCCAATGCAGTAACGACACCCGTTCCGGTTGTAACCGTAGCCGGGGCAAACCCCGCGCCGCCGCCGACTACCAGCGCATTAGCCGCAAGTGCGGCGGAAGATGCCCAAGTAGTGCCGCTGGAAAAATATGGAACACCACCCGAAGTGCCGGCAACAGTCAAAGCCAAAGTGCCGCTGCTTGTAATCGGAGAGCCGGCTACAGACACAATACCGCCGGTAAACGATTGCCCGACGCTGGTTACGGTGCCACTGCCGCTAACGGTAGCCCACGATGTAGATGTGCCGTTAGTCGTAAGGAATTTGCCGCTATTGCCCGTTTGCGACGGAATCAGCGTATTGATCTGAGTCTGTAGTGACGTCAGCGTATCCAATACGGATTGCGATGTGCCGCCGCCATTGGTAATGACTTTGATCTGTTCGGCCAACGTCGGGGCGATTACTTCTCCAACATTGATTTCACGGCCGGACGACAGCCCGATAATCAAACTACCGTCAAAATCAATCCGAGCGTCCGTTACCGATACGCCATCGGTGCCATCGACACCATCTTTACCCGGCGCGCCATCGGCGCCGCGGGGGCCTGGCGCCCCATCACGGCCATTCTTACCATCTTTACCATTACGCCCGTCACGGCCGTCTATACCATCACGACCGTCTTTAATGGTAATGATGCGTTTTTCAAGCGCGTTCCCTACAGAATCGTAGCGATCACGGATATCTGCTTCAATTTTTCTTAGCGCGTCAACGACAAGCTGCACATTTTCAGCAACCTTTTTACGCTGTAGTTCTCTAGCTTCATTTACAGAGCCATTGACAACGCCAAATACATTGTCGGCAATACTGTCGAGGCTTTGATCCTCAAATAGTTTGTTTACGTTCATTGAGCGCCCCTGAAAGTTTTACCAGAAAGTCGTTTTCCATATCGGATACGTTATCTTTCGCTTTTGCCATCTGAAGCTCGACAATCTTGCTCTTGTTCTTGATATCGGCTTCTTTCAGCATCAATTCGGCAATCTTTACCCGTTTGTCAAATTCACGGCTATTTGCATCTTCGCCGTTCGGCAAATTCTTGGTGACAGACGCCAGTGCTTTCGCCTTGACTTCCTCGGGCATAAGCTGCGCTTCGACCAGCAATTTCTGCGCTTCTGCCCGATTCTGTTCGGCTTGCGTGGCATTGACCGCAATCTGTGCCTGCGCGGCTTGCAGCGCCAGTTGTTGCTGTGTTTCCTGCATTTTCTGCGCTTCGGGATTCGGTTGCGCCATTTCGTCGAGCTTCGCAATCAGTTCATTGCGGTTTGACAAGCTGGAGTTGCCCAAAATGCCCTTCAGAATCAGCGGCAGCACCGGCGTGTCCGGCCCCAACGTCTGCAACAGCCCGATAAACTGCTGCTGCTCGTATTCCCGCGCAATGATGCCGAGCGTTGCCGTCGGGATGAATTTCAAATCCACAGACGGATAGCGTTCGGGGTCAAACTGCATATACCGATACGCCGCCTTGTAGATGAACGGGATCAAAAAATCTTCTTGGAAGTTCACCAACGTGCGCTTGTATTTCTTAATGATGGTCGCCACGGCCATCGACAGGCCGGCGCCATCCCGATTCGTCTGCGACACCATGTTTTGCGAGTCGAGCGTGCCGGTCGCTTGCAGCAACATGGTTTCAAAGGCTTTGGCCGTTTCCAGATTATTACCGTCCGTCGTGCCAAATTTGAACGGTTGCAGAATCTCATTGGGCGGCCCGTTTGTTAGAAATGCCTTACCGGGTTTGACTTCAAACTTCGCCCCGCGCGGCAGGCGGGTGGCGTCCATTGCAATCATCGGGCTGGTCGTCAGCGCGAGCGAGTCCAAATGCGACCGCACCTGGGCATCAATCGCCTTTTGCATGTTGTAGGCTTTTTCAACCGTCCCGCGCCCCAACAGCCGATTCGGCACCGTATCATCCTGATAGGCGATGATCGGGCGGTCCTTCATCATGTAGGGGCTTTCTTCGTCCTTCAGCAGCACGTTTTCGTTTGCAATCACAACGATAGCTTCCACCATGTCCGAATACTCGTCCTGCACCGATTCTTCGGGGAACAGATCAACAATATCCTTGTTATCGCCCGATTTTGACAGCAGTTCCCGCGGCACTAGACCGTAGTAGGTCAGCAGCCGCACCTTGTCGTCTTGGTATTGCGTAATCTCCTGCGTCGGCTCCAGCTTGGTATCTTCTGAATCCGTGCCGAGGGCTACTTTGCGATAGATGCCTTCTTCTTGCCCTTTAACGATCTTGTGGATGGAAATATACTTCTCCACCGCCACACCCATGCAGTCGTCGATGCTGGTGCCGTTCGGATCAAACAGGAAATTCTTGGGGTTGACCGGCACGATCTTGACGCCGACGCGGTTCTTTTCCCGCACGCCAATGGCCGCCTGCATCATCTGCCCCGGAATCGGCTCAGTGGCCGGCACAAACACCTTATCCGTCACCACCGTAATCTCACCAATGCCCGTGCCGTAAATCTCGGCCATCAGTTCAATCTGGTCGATGGCTTTCCTGATCTTGTCGATCTTGAAATCTTCCATCAACTGCGTCTTGATGAGTTCTACATCCAGCGGGTTGTTGTTGATATCCCGAACGTCGTCGTCAATATCAAAAAACTCACCCTGACCGAATATCGCCTCCATAATCTCCGCGTGCCGCGTTTCTACCGCCTGTTGTGCGGCCGGCGTGACGATGCGGCTGCGCTCAGAATCGCGCAGTTTATCTTGGGAGGCCCACTGCCCGCGGAAGATACGTTCGT